AGAGGCTGTTCAACAATTGCCTCCTGCGATGCAGGACAAAGAGTCTCTACAAAAACTGCTGACTGAGATTGAGCATGCATTAAACCGTCCAGGTCGAGGCGGCGATTGATTCGACGTTTTCGCCTTTCAGATGGCGGTGGCAACCGCAAATCAACTTTTGAGTAAACTTGATCTAACAAAGTAATTTCAGCAAGTAAATCGGTCATGGTTACACCGTAAATAACTTCAGCGTCAGCGTGTACCAGTCGCTGTCGTCCGGGTTGTTGTAGTCGATCACCGGTTTCGCCTGTACGGGCTGGCCGGCGTGTTTGAATTTAACGTTGAACGTCCTGCCGTCGTGCAGGGTCAGCAGCATGGTTGGATCGGTATCCAGCAAGGCGTACAACGCATTGACCTGAGCCCGGGTTGCCCAGGCGCTTTTTTCATCGCCGGCCAGCGTGATCGGGCGGCCTGCCAGCATCTTGCCGGACTCGACGACCAAAGCGCCGGTCAGCGTATAGCTTTCGGTTTGCTGGATCGGCGACCAATCGAATTCGTCTGACCAGATCAGGTCATTCGGCAATGTCAGCGCGTCCAAGGTAATCGCCATCAGACACCTACCCGCATGCCGGACGATTTCAGAATATCCAGCATTTTGTTGACGTCAGACTCCGTGCTGAACGTGGCATTGACCGCTTGGCCGCCGTCCGGCGCTTTGAATTGCACGGTAACGGTTTTGGATGGCGCAGCCATGGTTTGCGGCTGAGGCTGATTTAAATCAGGTAATTTAAGCTCAGGCATTTTCAAGGCCGGTATTTTAATGGCCGATGCCGCTGTGGATGCGTTGCCCAGTTTGCTGAGCAGCGCGTCGAAAACCAGCTTTTCGTTCTTGGCCGTTTCGCGGGTTTGCTTGTCGAATGCCCTGGCGGAACCGTAGCTGCCGACGTCGTGCAGCAGCGGCATATTGTTCAATAGCTGTTTGACTTGCTGGCTGGTTTCCGCATCGGCACCGGCCAGCAGCGGTTTCAGCTTTTCGGCTAACTCTCGTTTGACCACACTGTTTGTCAGCATGGTCGAGCCGCGCGTCAATCCGCGCCAGTCTTGTTGGTCGCCGTAATAGCCAAACCCGGCAAAGCGGTTGCGGGCCTGGATGACCGAACGCGAGAACAGTTGTTTGATTTGCGCTATGCGCTGCTTGTTCAGCTCTTCGTCCAGGATTTCGCCGATAGAGCCGCCGGTGGAACGCTGCAGCGGCAACTGGCCCTGGTTGATCAGTTCCAGCACCGGCACGCCCAGCTTTTGCACCGCCTCTTTCCGGACGATGAATTCACCGGGCTCGAGCAAGGCCTTGACCTTGTCGCCGCCGCCATAGCCGGATAGCTTGCCGAACAGCTTTGCCCAGCCGCCGTCGGCAAAGCGCCACGGCTGGCCGGTCGGGAAGCCAGCCATGCCGCCGGTAGCTTGAGCGGGTGCTGCGCCGCCTTCGTTCACCGTTTGGATGGTGATGACTTTGGTTTCCGGCTTGGTCAGATCGGCAATGGTTTGCTGGGCGGCGCTCAGGCTGGCATCGTCGATGCCGATTTTCATGCTGTATTCGCGGTTGAGCTGTTCCGCAATGGATGTGATGTTTTCCCGTACTTTGCCCAGGTTGGCGGCGGCATTATCGACCGCTGCTTTGGCATTGGCCGCATTGTTGGTGTGAGCCTTTTCGTTATCTTCCAATACCTGCTTTTCAAGCGTGAAGATAGTCTGCATCCGCTTGCGTGCATCATAAATCGCAGACGAACCATTACCAGCCGCCGACGTAACCTCGCCGTGCAATTGCTTGGCCCGGGCCAAGGCGGCATTGATGACCTCTTTATCCGCCGCCTCGCCTTTGTCGTATTCCTTTTGAGCGAGTTGAATCTGCTTGTTAAACTCGGCTTCTTCCGTTCTGAGCTTTTGCCGGTCCGTCATGCCTTTCAGTTTCAGGTTGAACAGATCGGTTTCGTAATTGGTTTCCAGCTGTTTAAGCTGGTTGCGCGAGTCGGCTGCCGCCTGGTTTTCTTGCGCATAGACTTGCGACAGTTTAGCGACTTCGCCCTGGTAGTATTCGGCCAAGCCTTGGTACACGCTCAATTTGGCCTGGCGTTTTTCGGTTTCGATTTCCTTGACGCGCTGGGCGTTGGCCGCGGCCTTTTCCAGTTCTGCCTGGTATTCCTGATCAATCAACGCCAACTTCTGTTGGGCGGCTTGTTGAGCAAGCGCAGTTTCGGCCTGGGCGGCTTGCAGTTTGAATTGCAAACGCTGGGTGCCGGCTACGCTATCCAGTTTATTTTCAGCGTCCAGCGCCGCCAGTTTGTCGGCCAAGGCTTGTTGAATGGTTGCCGTTTGGGCTTTGCTGTCCGCATCGATCTGCGCGGTTAATGCCTTGGTGGCGTCCTGTACCTGCTTGAAGGCTGCGGCTTGGCGTTGGGCGGCTTGTTCTGCGGCTTGGGCTTTTTGTTCCTCTGATTGAGCGACAACCGTAGCCGACGCTTGCGCCCCTGCCGTATCGTTGGCGCGGATCTGTTCGAACTCAGCGTGAATCTGTTTGATTTGCTGCCAGCGGTCGGCAAACGACGCGCCGTTCAGCATGGCTTCCGCGCCGGTTTTAACCAGCACAAAGGTTTCGGCCAAATAAGCTCCTGCTGTTCTGACTTGCTCGAACTGGTTCAGCCAGTTGCCGACCATTTGCCCGACATCCCAGGCCGCCCATGAGGCAAACACACCATTGATCGCGCTGCCCAACAAACGCATGCCACCGGCCATGGCGCTGGATTTGGCCGCGCCGGCCTCCATGCTGGCAGTCAATGCCGCGTTGGATGCCGCCGATTTGGTTTGGGCTGCGTGCAGCTGATTGATCGCAGCCGTCAGCGCCTTTTTGGCGGCGGTTTCCTTTTCGGTACCGGCCACCAGCGCCGCATACACCCTGGATTCTTGCACGGCCAGTGCCAAGGTTTTCACCCGCAAGGCGTTGACTTGCGCTTCCGTCACCAAAGCCCGCTGCGCCGTTTGCAGGGCCACTTGATCGGCAATTGCCTTTTCCCGGGCCGCAATCGCAGCTTGGCGTGCGGCAGCGGCTGACTGCAGCCAGCCTTGCGCCATGCGCCCGGCCATCAGCGTGGCCAGCACCGTGGCCACATCGGCCACTGTACCAAGATTATTCGCCAAGCCTTGCAGCACACTTGAAATAGCCGAAGTCGATACCCTTGCCTGTTCCGATTCGCCCACGTATTTCAGCAGCGCGTTGTTGACCATGGTCCAGGCCGCGCCGACTGTCACCGGCATTTTCTCAGCCGCCGCGCGGATTTCATCCTGGCCTTTGACGATGGCTTCTACCAGCTCGATATTGCTGACCTTGCCTTCGCCCATGGCTTTTTTCAAAGCGCCCATGCCGTCGTAGCCCAGGTTTTTGGCGGCGACATTGACCAGGGTAAGGTTAGTGTCGGCCAACGTGCCGAAATCTTCCCATTGCACCGCATCGGTGGCGATGGCCTGAGTCAATTGGGTGATGGTCGATTGAACTTCGGTGGCGTTTGAGGCTTGGGCTTTGAACGACAGCCCTACGGTTTCCGCCAGCTGTGCGGCCAATTCCTGGCCATTGTTGAACCGCTTCAGCGCATCGCTGGATTTAGCGTAAAGCTCGACGTTTTGTTCCAGCGGCGTTTGGGTGTCCTGGGAGATGTCGAACAGACGCTTTTGCGCCGCCGCCAGGTTGCCGGTTTCGCCGGCCACCTGGCGCAACTTGCCGGTGATTCCGGCGTATGCATCGGCCAATTCAATGCCGTCTTGCGCCCATCCGGCAAACAGCCGTAGACTTAGGAAACGTTTGGCAATAGTCTCGACTTGTTGCAGCTGGTCGCTGATAGAGCGTATGCCCTGGCTGGCACTTTTGACACCAGGTCCTGTCTCATCTTTTGCCGAGATTAAAATCCTAAGCGCTAATTCGGAAAGCGTTGCCACGGGAGCCCCTTATGTTCGACGAATACATATTGCCTACTGCTGCGGTTATCGCCGTGTTGTTTGTATGCATTGCCTTTGTCAAAGGCGGTTTTATCGGATTATTTGCCGCTCTTGCTATTGTCGAGTCCATTCGCCTTGCTTACGACTTCATTCGTTGGAACGGTTGGCTGCAGTGAGGAAGAATCCCCAGCCGTAGTCGAAGACGTTGGCGTGCCCTCGTTCGATGAGTCGGCAGCATTCGGCATAAACCAATTCGACGGCATCAACGCCAGCAGCTCCGGCATTCGATTGGCCGCCAGTTCCAAAAAATCGGCATTGACCTCCTTCAGACCATCGATCACCCTGATCGCATCGGCCAAGCCGAGATTGACGAAGTTTTCGCCGTCCGGCAGTTGCACGCAATCGCCCAGCAGACCGATCAAATCGCCCAATTTGTCATCCAGCAAATCCTTAAGATCGAATCCGCCCAGGTTTCTGATCACGCGCAAACCGTCGGTGACGCGGATTTCACTCACATAGGCGAATCGTTCGCCCGATAACTCAATGCTTTTTCCGGTTCTCATGTGTTCTCATCGGCTTCACAAAATTGCGTTAAGAATGCCTGGCAACTGAATCAGCATGACAATCAGCGCTATCGTTCTTCGTAAGTTAACTGTCTGCCGTATCAGATAGGTGACCAGAAACCCTCGACAGATGCCCGTCTGCCGGGGGTTTTGTTTTTATTGGTTACGCGTAAATCTGGTTGTATTCCACCTCGATAGGCGAATCCTTTCCGGCTGGCGTGACCGGGCGGCCCTTCATGGTCAGCTCAACCATTTTGTCCGACAAGAAATCGACCGCGCCGTCGGCGGTTAAAACCGCATCCCATACCGTGATTTTCATCGGCGTGCCGTCCACTTTGTTGACGCCATCCAAAATCAATTTGGCCCGGAATTGCGCTAAGGTGCCGCCTTTGACTTTGTCGCCGGTGACTGCGCCGTAGGCGAAATCGACTTTCAGCGATTGGCCTTCGGTAATCGAACCAGTTGATAGAATTTCTAGCCAGCCTTGTACATAGTTGACGTTGTAATCCGTGCCTAAGACGTACGTGGTTACATCATCCGAACTGGTCACGACAAAGCCGGTATCGCTGATATTGCGCTTGCTCAGTTCCACAAACTTGCCAAGTTTGGCAGTGACCGCTTCATCGGTCACCGAGCCGCTGCCCTGGGAGAAGGATTCGTTGGTGCCTTGCATCGCCATCGCCAATGCGCGTGGACTGATGCGGGTAAATGTCACGGACAAATCGGACGGTTTTGCAACCGCCACCGAGGCGACTATCTGCCCATATTGGCCTTTATCCTTGCTGGTTAGCTCTACCAATTCCGAGTTGGGTTTGTATTCAAGTTTCGCAGCGCCAAGCAGTTGTTCCAGCCCGGTATTCACCCCAGCGACGATAGGGTCGACATGCATAGTGCCGTCCGCTAAAATGCCATTGGAAATCATGGTTTATGCTCCTGTGTTAATGTTTAATAGGTTGTGCCTATGATGAATTTTGAAGTGAATGACATAGGAAATTCCGCATAACCGATGCCGTAGGTCGGCCTGTACCGCCCTGCATAGATAAATCCGTGTTTTTGCGGTGACGAGCCGTCCTTCCAGCCGTGCAGCGCACGCACGATCCCATCCATAAAGGTGCCGGCTATTTGCTCGGTCAGCCCGTCAGCCTCGCCGGTATGCTGATGCGCCACGATCACGACAACCTCCCATTCCTGCTTTTCGACGGCCGGCAATTGCGGCTGGCTTTGTTCTATCGGCCCTCCCTGTCCCGGCGCTACCAAGCAGGCCGGCAACAATGGCCCGATGTCGCGCAAACCGGCCATTACCGATGGGTTGGCAATCGTCTTAAACCCGGGTACTTGCGCCTGTATACGGGCGATGATGTCGGTTTGCAGAGTTAGCAT